CCACGTTCGCGCAACCAGCTAACATAATAGTCAAGCCCAACGCCATGATTCTCACAAAAGTCAATTAGTCGTACCTCTTTACCTACTAGCTGGGCAACCCAGATTGCAGTAGAGTCACTAATACCCAAATCCCAAGCGCATACAGTACGGGAGAGTGTTTCGTTAGGAATCTTTGTAATTCTTTCTTGCTCTTCAGCTTCATTGATCAGCCCACCATAGAAAGCACCTTCTACTGGCGCGTCAAAGCTACATTCATATTCTTGGCGATACTTATCTTCGCCCATCTCTTGTTTTGCTGCAGCAAGCTCAAGCGTCTAAGATCTTTGTCTCACTAGCCTTAAACTCTAAGAACTGCCAGCCGTTACCTTCTTTGCCACGCTCTTTAAAGTCTGCAAAGTGATTGTTGCCCTTTGGCGTACCAATGAATAAACACCAGCCCTTGCGATCAGTTAGTGCAGGTCTAATAATATCTGTCCAGATTTTAGGGTTCTGGTCACCAATCTCATCTAGCACCACGCCATCAAAGTATTGACCGCGCAATGACTCAGCATTCTCAGATCCATACAGGCTGATACGTCTACCCAAGAAGTCTACTCTTAGCTCGGCAATGTTTACCTTAGCGCCAAGTGGTCTCGTGTATTCAACCAAGTAATCCCACGCAATACGTTTAGCCTGTGCATAAGTTGGTGCGATATAACCGTATCTTGGGTTAGGCATGTCGTTATTTAATGCCCTGTCAACAAGCTCCATGATTGCCGATACAGTCTTACCCATACGACGATGGGCAACAACTACAACAAACCTTGACTCCCTCATTGCTGCATGTATTCTGCTTTGAGGTTCTCGAGGTCTGTATCCTAAATCAATCTCTTCCTGCTCTTCGTACTCTTCTACATCACTTAGGTCTGTCATTAGCAATCCCTGTGATGACTTTGAGTGCGACTGGGTTATCGTCATTGCCAGTAAGCTCTACTGATTGTAGATCTGGTATAGTTTTCTTGAGTAGTAACTCAATAGCCCTGATGCGACTGGCTGACAATTCAATATCGCCCATCGCGTGGCTTTCTAATAGTCCGATAAGTACGGAGGCTTGAATCCTTGCTCGCACTTCATCTTGATGTTTTGTTCTTATTCTAGCTGCCATAATATCACTCCCGAAGGTTGGTGATCCTTGTGTTATTTTTTCTTTTGGAATTGTGCCATTGCTTTATCAATAGCTTGATCTGTAGTCTGTGCAGGCTTAACAGGCTTTACTGGATGAAACTTGCCACCAGCCCATAACTTGTCCATCTTTTCTGCAATCTTATTGTAATCACGCATAATCGCTCTCCATCTCATCTTCTGGGGTTTCATATTCTTTCTCTTCCCATACGCTACATACACGAGAGTTATGGCAGATAAAGTCTAGCTTGTGACAATAGCCACGCTGTGCTTGACCGTCATATAGATCGTACTTGTTCAATGGAATCGCTTCCATCGCTTCTAACATGCTTGGTGTGTTTTCGTAGTATTCGCAATTGCCGCAACGTCTGCGCTTTGCTTGATCTGGTGTGATGCGCCACATATCAGCCATCTTTTTCCAGTAGGCTGTGTTAGGCAGTGATGGGTTCTCTGGTGCTAATGCGTAGTTCTTGATTGCATTCTCTGTATTCTTTGCAATCTCTTTGGCAGATGGGATTGTGGTTTTAGTGTCTAGTAAGCCTTTAATCATATATCTGCCTCAGTTGAATTTAGGAGATTTTCATGGGCAAGCCATCTCGGAGCTTGGATGTATCTAGTATTCATCATAACGTAGGTGATCATCTCTCGTTATCCCACGATTGTCGCTGCGGATCAGGCAGCTGACAATATTACTTGTCATTGGCATTGCTTAACTACGGGCGAAGTGCAAATATTTAAATAATGATTCTCAGTCATTATCCAATAACAAAATATTCTAAAGTGATAGGCTTCATCGTGCTTGGTCACATCCACCTATCGAAGTCCAAGTAAACTCGGAGAAGAGTTACCATTGCTGGTAAACCGAATATATCACAGACTCGTTCCGTCTGTCAATCTCTTGTCTATCAATGATGCGTATCCTGCAATATCATGCCAAGAGTCAGCATAATTAGGATCTCCGTTAAGAATCCTAGCTATCTTGTGCTGAATCATGTCTAGAGCTTCTTTCTGATCATATGACAGGTCAAACCAGTTTTGCGTATTGTGCATATACTGCTTTAGCATCTGGGCAATCATTGCGTGATCTGCAAATTTACCATATCGACAGCCACGCTCGTTTAAAGTTTCATCAACTTGTTTTGTATTCTTAGGCACAGGCAAGCCAGCTTCTGCAAGCG